TGGAAAGTAAACAGAAAAAGCTGAGCGCAAAAGAAAGAAATTTCTGTGCCGCTTATCTGTATTTCGGCAATGCCTTTGATGCTGCAAGGGAGTCGGGATTTGATAAGCCCGAAAAGTCGGGTACGGCTTTGCTTGCAAGAGATGATATCTGTTCGGAGATAGAAAGACTTTTTGAAAAGCATCTTTCTCTTACCGATAAAAGTGCTGTTTCGGGATATGAAAGGCTTGCTTTCGGGAGTGTCGATGGGGCTGTAAAGCTTCTCTTCGCTGCTGATCCTCTTGCTGAACTGCAAAATGGATGTAGTCTTTTTAATGTCGCTGAGATAAAAAGACCTAAGGAGGGAGCTTTGGAGATAAAATTCTTTGACAGAATAAAAGCTCTTGAAAAGCTTGAAACTCATTCCTCAGGCAGCAAAAAGGGTACGTCTGATTTTTATAATGCTCTTGTCGGTGGTATTGCTGACAGGGATATCTCTGATAATGAAGGGCAGGAGGATTTATGAGCTTTAAAGCGTTTTCTGAAAAACAGCTTGATGTTCTGAGCTGGTGGTCGCCTAAAAGAAAAACTTCTTCCTATGATGGTATTATCTGTGACGGTGCTGTCAGAAGCGGAAAAACTTTATGTATGAGCGTTTCTTTTGTAAGTTGGGCTATGTTCAGCTTTGATGGCGGAAGTTTCGCTATATGTGGTAAAACTATCCGCTCTGTTAAAAGAAATGTTGCGTCACCTCTGCTTAATATCCTGCGTGAGCTTGGCTTTCGTGTTCAGGAAAAGCTTTCATCAAATATCTTTATTGTTTATTCCGGCGAAAGAAAAAATACTTTCTATCTTTTCGGCGGACGTGATGAAAGTTCGGCGGCTCTTATACAGGGCATTACTCTCTGCGGCGTACTTTTTGATGAGGCGGCTCTTATGCCGAGGTCATTCGTCGAACAGGCTCTTGCAAGATGTTCTGTTGAAGGCTCTAAGCTGTGGTTCAATTGTAATCCCGAATATCCTCAGCACTGGTTTTGCAGGGAGTGGGTAAAGAAAACAAAGGAAAAAAATATCTACTACCTCCATTTCGTTATGGAAGATAATCCCTCTCTTTCAAAGAAAATGCTTGAACGATACAAAAAACTGTATTCGGGCAGCTTCTATGACAGATTCGTTTTGGGAAAATGGACTGCAAGCGAAGGGCTTGTTTATCCGTTTATGTCAGATGATAAAATGCTTTTCGATATCCCTGACGGTTATGCGGAACAATATGTCATTTCGTGTGATTACGGTACGGTAAATCCATCCTCCTTTGGCCTATGGGGACTTTTTGACGGGTGCTGGTACAGGATAGGAGAGTATTACTACAGCTCTAAAAAAGAGGGTATGTCAAGAACTGACGAGGAACATTATACAGGCTTATGCGAGCTTGCAGGGGACAGGGATATTTCCAAAATAGTAGTCGATCCTTCGGCTGCAAGCTTTATAGAAGTTATCAGGCGGCACGGAAAATACAAAGTAGTATCTGCAAAAAATAATGTGCTTGACGGAATAAGACAGACAAGTACGGCTCTTAAAGAGGGCTCGATACGTATTTGCAGATCTTGCGGCGACAGTATAAGGGAATTCGGACTTTACCGCTGGGAAAGCGGTGGGAATGATCGTCCTGTCAAGGAAAATGATCACTCTATGGATGATATACGCTATTTTGTTTCTACTGTTCTTAATGATTCTGACGGCGGATTTTTTGTTTTTGCCGCTCAGAGATGATTGTGAGGTGATTTTAATTTATGAGTCTTTTTAAGCGTAACAACCGCAAAAGTGATGAAAAGCTTGTGCAGACAGCAGGAAGAAATTATTCTGCATCTCTCGGTATGTTTCTTAATAAGGGTAATATCCGTGCCGAGCACAGACTTTACAAATCTCTCAGGGAAAACGTACCTGTAATAGATGCGGCTGTATGCAAGCTTGTCAGGCTTGCGGGAGGCTTTGTCATTAAATGCGGTGACAAAGATAAGGAGGATGATATCAATTATTTTCTGAGGAATGTGAATGTAAACGGTCTGCAAAGCGGTATCGACAGCTTTTTAAGTATATTTCTTGATCAGCTCATTACTTATGGTACGGCTATAGGAGAAATTGTCCTTGACAAAACCGGAACAAACATCGCCGCTCTTTACAATGCTTCACTTGATGATGTTGAACTTGGAATGGGTGACAATCCGCTTGATATAAGAATAATATCATGTGACAGTCAGGGGAACAGGTGCGAGGTGAAATATCCGTCACTTGTTATATGCGGCACTATCCTTAATGAACCCGGCAGAATATACGGTAATTCTGTACTCAGGGGACTGCCCTTTGTATGTGATATCATCGGAAAAATATTCACTGCAATCGGCACTAACTGGGACAGAGTGGGAAATGTCAGATTTGCGGTATCTTACAAGCCTTCCGAAAGTGACAGGAGCTTTTCAAAGGAACGTGCTCAGCAGATCGCTTCCGAATGGAGCAAGGCTATGAACAGCACTCAGCCCAGAGATTTCGTTTCTGTAGGTGATGTAAGCGTAAGCGTCATAGGTGCGGATAATCAGATACCTGACAGTCAGGTGCCTGTAAGACTTCTTCTTGAACAGATAGTTTCAAAGCTTTCTGTTCCGCCGTTTCTGCTTGGGCTGTCATGGTCATCTACCGAAAGAATGTCTGCTCAGCAGGCCGATATCCTTACAAGTGAGCTTGAATATTACAGAAAACGTATGGAACCCTGTATCAGACGCATATGTGACATGTATTTGAAGCTTAACGGTAAAATGTGCAGCTATTCAATAGAATGGGATAATATCAATTTGCAGGATGAAGTCGAGCTTGCCAAAGCTAAGCTTCTTAATGCACAGGCTGAAAATTTGATTACAGAAAGGAATTGATGATATGAATGATATCTGTGGAATGCCGCTTAAAAGCGAGCTTGAACAGATAAACAAATATACAAGACGTGAACTTAAAGAAAATGAAGTATATGTTTTTCCTGTTGTACTTTGTGACAACGAGATAGACAGGGATGGAGAGAGATTTTCCGATCAGGCACTTGAAAAGCTTGCGGAACTGTTTGTCGGTGTTACGGGTATTGCCGACCATGATCCGAAATCGCTCAATCAGACGGCAAGAATATTCAGCTGTAAGGTTGAAACTGTCGAGGGAAAGCTTACTTCTGACGGCAGAATGTACAAAAGACTGTATGCAAAAGCATATGTCCCTAAGAGCGAACAGAGCAGTGAACTTATACTTGCACTTGACAGCGGTATAAAAAAAGAGGTAAGTGTCGGCTGCTCGGTTGGCAAAAGAATATGCTCGGTATGCGGTCAGGATATATCCGTTTGTGAGCATATCAAGGGCAGAAAATACAACGGTCATAAATGCTTTGTTACTCTTGATGAGCCTTCGGATGCTTATGAATGGTCATTCGTTGCCGTACCGGCTCAGAAGGCTGCCGGAGTTGTAAAATGCCTTTCAAATAAGGCTGAAACAAAAAATACTTTTAAAGGAGCTGATAACATGGATATTGAAAAAAAGCTTTTCAGCAATACCGAACAGAGTTTTTCCGCTGAGGAATTGCAGGAGCTTGCAAAACGTCTTGAAAGTCTTCAGGAAAAGGCTTTGGACGGGGATTATTACAGATCTGTACTTGTCAAGAATGTAAATGCCCTTGCTTCGCTTGTTATACCAAAGCTTGGCAGGGATACTCTTGATAAGATCACAAAGGCACTTTCCGTAAAGCAGCTTGACGAATTCAGAAATTCTCTTGAAGCTAAAGCGGCAGACAAAATGCCTATGAAACCGCAGCTTTTCAGAGAAAATAACAGGGCTGCAAACAACAATACACTTTACAAAAATATCTGAGGAGGAAATAAATATGAATGTATCTTTTAACGGTTATGACGAGGGAATAGTTACTTTTGAGGCTGCAAGCGGTGTTGCGGCAGGCAAGCCTGTTTCAATAAGCGCAAACGGTAAGGTGACTGCTGTAACAAGCGGTGCTTTCTGCGGTATCTGCAAAAGCGTGAGAAACGGCTATGCGGCTGTACAGATCAAAGGCTATGTGCAGATGCCAAGTACGGGAAGTATTTCTCTCGGTTATTCAAAGCTTGCGGCTGCTGCAAACAGCAAGGTCATGGCTGACAGTACAAACGGCAGAGAATATCTCGTTGTTGATTTCGATTCGACAGCTAATGTTGTCGGCTTTATTCTTTAATATTCAGGAGGTTTTTAATATGGCATTTTATGATTCTATAAAACTTGAAAAGGGTATGTACAACAGCGGCAGATCTCTTACAGAAATTCTTGAGGAGCTTGATCCGTCGGAAAATTATAAGGGAACTTCCCTTGATGGTCTTGACGCTTTCCAGCGTCAGCTCAAAAGATATGATATCAAGGTCGGCG